GAACGTCGGGAAAAAAGACGTCACGGAAAAAAACTTTTGCAGGCATAATCAGGTCTATGGCCTGCATCATGGTCCTGGTTTCAGTGAGCAGAATAGGCAATTGCTTTATCCCCCTTTCAGATTTTAGTAGGCGATATTGTCGCTCAGGATAATGTTGAGTTCCCTGAGCCTGGCTTCATGGTCGGATGCGTTATCATTACCGCCAAATACAAGCGCCTGACGATTGAAGTGGCCGCTGGTGTACACCTCGGCGTAGATATCGTCATCAGGCGAAGCGTCCCCGGTATCGGTTTCCGTAACCAGAATACAGTCCGCAATACCGGTTCCGTCGAGCTTGCTGTTGTCTACCAGCACCGCCCCCTCGGATCCAGCGGCAACTGTGATGGTATAGGAGTCACCAACCGCGCTGTCCGCTGCGGTTGCGTTGGAAATCTTGAATACCAGATGCCCGCCTGCGTAATCGACGTTCTGAACCGCATCGGCCAGGCGGGAACCGTCGGGCGCGAAGACTGCAAATTTGGCATCGTTCTCAGCGGCCTGACTGGGAGCCGTGATGCACTTGATGGTATAGACGCCTTTCTGGGCATTCGCCGCAAGCGTCGCTGAGGCAATGGCTGCATCACCGGCATTACCCGCTGTGGCCGCGATAGTCACGGCGCCCAGGATAATAAGGCCGAGCACGGATCCGCGCCTAAGGACGCCCTGGCCTCCTTTCAGAGTTACGCCCTTGACCAAAACTGGCACGTCGTTGCCGGCAAAAAGCTTGTCCGGGGTGAAGGTGTCCAGAGTGCTGTAAAGAACAGGCATTATTTACTCCTCCTCTTATTGGCAAAATCCGCGATGGCCTGAGCGTTATTTTTCCGCTCCTCCATCTCTTTTTCTTTTTCGGGCTTCGGTCCCCCGGGCTGCCCGGAGACACCCTTAACTCCGGAACCGCCGTTGTCGTTACTCACATCCTCCAGGTACTGGCGCCCCTTGCCGGCGTCTGCCTTCAGCGCAGCAAAGGCCAGATCCTGCGCAGTCATGGGCTCGTCGTACTTGGCCTTGTTGACCAGTGCCGGATCAACGGTTTTGCCGATTTCATCGATGGCCTTGATCCGCTCCCGCTCGTTCTTTGATCCATCGTCCCTGGCCGCAGCTTCAACCTGGGCGACCAGATCAGGGAAATGCTGCTTCAGTTCATCGACGTTTTTGATTTCCACTGACTCATCCTCCTTTTGATTTACAGTCTGCGGCTTTTGGGCCGGTTCCTGCGGTAGTTTAGTGTTTTGCGCAAAATTTAAACCGGCTTCCATACCGGTTTGGTTTTTGAAAAGGTTACGCATTTTGTCTATGACTTTCGGCGGGAACATAAAGCTGTTGGCGCTGGCCACAAGTTGATTACCTTCGTCGAACATTACCTCGTCGGCAAAACCAAGCTCAACTGCTCTCTGAGCATTAAGCCATGTTTCCTTATCCATCAAGGCAAGTAGTTCTTCTTGGCCCATACCGGTTTTAAGGATATAAGCGTTAGCTATTGAGGTGTTAAAGTTTTTAAGCACCTCCGCGCTATGCCCCATAACCCGGTAATCACCGCTTGCGGTTAAGGCAACATTGTGCATCATTAATTGTGCCGTTGGAGATATCAATACTTTTTTACCGCTCATAGCGATTACGCCGGCGGCGCTGGCTGCCACACCAACAATATTAACAGTGACATTCCCTGCATAACTTTTTAAGGCTGTGTAAATCTCTGAACCTGCATATACATCGCCACCACCTGAATTTATCTCAACTTCCAGGTCTTCTCCTTTGGCTTCGATTAACGCATTTTCAACGTCTTTAGGGCTAGTAGCATCCATACCAAACAAGTCATAAATCCATTTAACGCCACTTGATACTATCGGCCCTTTAATCTTTACCTTAGCCAGTTTTGTTCCCTCCTTCCACCGACAAAAGGCCGGCCTTTTCCATCATACTTTTTTCGAGCTCCAACTGCTCGACATTGCGGTCGAAGTCCCCACCGGTTAACTCCATGGTCTCGCGCTCCCGGGTGGAGAAGCAGTTTAATACCCGCATCTGAGCCGCCTGTACTTCCTTGGTCGGGTCGATCTGTCCGGGAGCTGGCCCATGCCACTCTGCGCGCGCCCACGCTTTGACCAACAACGGGTCATTGAAAAACCCGGGGGCAATGATTCTTCCCCGGGCAACTGCTTCACACAGCCAGAGCTCGTAAACGGGCTGACAGAAGTCAGCGGCAAACCACGTCCGACGCATCCGGAAGGCCTTCCATGCTTCGAGCAAAGCTGCCCGGGATGCCGAGTAGGAAGACGTGAAGCTCTTTAGGAGCAGTTCATAAGGCATTTCCAGGGCTGCGCCAATGTGCCGGGCCATGGCCGTTACAAAGGCGTCAAAATTCGTAGCCGGCCGTTTCGGGTCGGCTACCTCGATGCTATAACCGGGTGGCAAGGAGTTGATTGTGCCGGCGCCGAGCTCAAATTCATTCGGGTCGATGTCAACCTTCTCTTCGGTCGGGATGGCCTCGGCCAGGGAGAAGTCAGAGACCGGTGTTTCACCCTCCTTGATAAACACGGTGAAAAAACCGGTGATAATGGCCGCCATCAGCTCGGCCTCAGTGTACCGACCGATTTGCTTAATGTGCTCCAGCACCGGCGACAGGTACGGAACGCCGCGGTACTGCTCACAGCGCTCAGCGTCCATGATTTGCAGAATGTTCGGTTGCCCGGTGAGTTTACCGAAGGCCTCCACTCTGGTCCACTCGTGCTTCCAGTACGGGTTTGCAGGGTCATAGGGGTAAGAACTTGAGATATGGTAGGCTACCACCGCACCATCGTCATCGATTTCGACACCGCTATAAATGCGGTTTCCGTTGTCTTTGTTCTTCCCCTGGATGCCGTACATGGAAAACGTGTCCGGTGTGCTCACCCGGTCCGCCTCGAAGAGGTGTAGGCGAAGGGAATAAGGGAAATAGCGCTTCTGGCCACCTTGCTTTATTGCCGCCCAGCCATCTCCGTTTAAGAGGCTGGACATAAACAAAATTGATTGCATCTCGTAAAAATTGTTCATGCGCATGGCGTCGCAAAACTTTGAATCAGCCCATACGGAAAATTCACGCTCGGTGTCTCTCTCCCACTGATCCGCCTGCTCCCGGCTAATCCCAAGGAACTCGTAGTCGATTTTGCTTTTCAGCTTTAGGCCTGCCCCGATCACATTTGTCCTGGGGGTGACGATGGCTGACCGCCCCAGGGCACCACCCATAAACAAATCCCTGGACCGCTGGCGCAGGGTACCCAGGTTCATGTCAATGTCAGCCTGTGGGCTACTGGACCTGGCCCGCCAGCCCTTCATTGACTTTTTCCGGACCGATGCGCCGGATTCGGAATAGCCGGCATTCAGAAATTCTAGCGTCTGGCGGGCGGCGTGACGCCTTAAGGCTTTCTCAGGATTAAAGAAAGAAACTAACTTATCAACGGCATTCAATATCTCACCACCTTATATGTCACGCAGGACGACGCGCCGAGCCCGGTTGGCGGTGCTTCCTGTTGCGACGTCCTCAAGTTGCTGCACCTGTCTCTCAAGGGCGTTGATCGCCTTCCGCACCTCCGGCAGGTCGGCTCGGCGCAAGGTACGGGAGCCAATCCGATATTCCTGGCCGGAAAGGATAGCTAATTCGGCTTGATAGTAAGCGGTTAGACGGTCTTTTGCGAGCTGTAGCCTGTCCACAGACATAAAAATCACCGACTTTTTTAATATTCAGCGGCCTTATTTACGCATCCGTACTGCTTTTTTTGCACCTTTTTGGCCGGTTTTTGGGCATTATTTGTATCAAAATGAAGCTCTTTTATCCGTTTTTCAAGGGCGTCAAAGTTTGGTTTTAGCAATCTCAGAGCCGCAAGGTTGTATACGCGAAGGTCTAAAGGCTCATTTCTCTTATCTTTGGCGATGTTTACCCATGAGGTTACCACCTGTCCCCGCTCTTTTCTGACCACTTGTTTTTCAGAAATCAAGCCCTTGAAGTACACCTGGTCGTATCCGCGATCTTCCTGGGCGGGAAAGTGGCAGTATTTTGGACCGGGCTGCTTCAACTTCAGCCGCTGCATTGTGGTTGTCTTACCAGAGTCCACGCCGAGCAAAATCAGAGGCAACTTATACTTGTTGTTCCGGGATATCTTGTGAACCAGAGGAACACCAGAACCGCCTTGACCCTTGATAGGGAATACTCGTTTCTGCAATCTCTCTCCGCAGTAACGGTATACCTCATCGGTGAAGTGACCACCTGAGTCAACACAGGTGCAAGCGATAATCAAGCCGGATCCTCCGGCAAAACGCCAGGTACGGGAAAGCTTATCGTCAAATTCAAACCAGGTCCCCTTGTCATCTGGCTTGCCCCAAACAACCCCCTTCTCAATTCCCCATGACTCTTCACCGTGCCCCCAGCCGACGACCTCATATTCTAATCGGTCATCTTGGGTATCGACAGCCATGGTAAGAAGCAGAACACCATCCGGGAGTTCCCCGCCGTAATTTTCCCGCCGGTCCAGGAGAATTGTTTCGTCCTCAATCTCTCCGCGCTCCTCCCAGGTTTCACCCAAGACGGTATTGACAAACACTTTTAATTTTTCCGGGTCGTTCTTGCTTTCGAGAAATTCTTGAACGATTCTTTTCCAGGAATACCATGGGGAAACGAAAGAATTAAGCCAGAAACTCCGGACACCGTTTTCAAGCGCATCAGGATTATCGGCAAACCAATCCGCCGGTTGTTTTTTTATCTTGTGCTCATCGTATTCGTTTAGGCATGACGGGCAATGCCACTTAACTTCACGGACAAGGTAAATGATTTTCTTGTTCTGTTCCCGTTTTTCGTACTTAAACTGGATGTCGCGGAGCACGATGAAATGATGTCTTCCGCATCCGGGGCACTCGACGCACCATTTCTCCTGGGTACCCAGCTCGTAC